CTGTGCCCTGTTTCTGAATAGACTGGGCCATCATCTCAGCAGCTCTGATCTGCTCCTCTCCCTGCTTGCGAAGAGCTTTAGCCTTATCAGTTGCTCGCTTGGTGTTTTCTGCGTAAGCCTGAGCCTCAAGTCGACCCATCTTAGTGAGCGTCTTGTCTGCTTCGCTAGCCTGCCTTTCGGCGGCGATTTTATCTCCTATCTTAGCTAGACCTGCCCCTTCTGTAAGATTAGAATCGGACTTCAGCATATTGGCTTTAACTGCAGCCAGCTCTTGGTTTAAATCCTTGAAGCGGTCAGTGGTTATGACACCTCGTTTACTGAGGCTTGTCAGCTCTTGCTCATAGTCCCCCAAGGCTTTAAGATTAGCTTTAACTGTGCTCAGTGGATCTGCGGCGGAGCGTCCTTTAGACACTATATCCGCGTTGGCAGCAAGGGCCTTGAGCCTGGCTACTTCAGCTAAACGAATCTCAGTAATTTGAAGAGCGCTGTTCTGGGCCTCTATACTGGCGAGGGCTTTTGCAGCCTCGACGTTACTGGCCGCTCCTGTTCCAAGGCCAGCTAGGGTTGCTCTGATACCTGCCTGTTTCTCTAAAGCATTATTTAACTGGGATTCAATAGTTAGAAAGGCTTTGGCATCTGCGGAGCTTCCCATAAGCTCCTTGTTAGCCGCGACCTTCCTGTAGGAGGCTGCGACTCTCTGATTCTCCGCCTCCAGCTGCTTAGAAACAGCTGTGATCTCTCTCACTCCCGTGGCCATGCCGTCAAGCTCCTTGTCGGCATGGGACAAGGCGCTGGCGAGGTCTTTGAAACTGGCTACGGGCAGCCCGGTCTTTAGCTTGGAGATTAACCCATTGAGACTGGCCTCGGCGGACTTAAACTTAAGATCTGATTTTCCGACTGATTTCTCCAGAGCATCTAATGCACGGCGGGCACTGACTATAGAAGAAATATCCTCCGAAGAAATACCTATATGGACTACGTTTTCTGTCATGGCGGCGGGTGTCCTTTAAGAGATTATGGGAAAGTCTATTGCCGGAAGATTACCCGCTTAAACGGAAAAAGGCAAGGAGAACCCCGAGGGTCCTTCTTGCCTTACTTTTTAGAATTCTGTTTTGACTTTCGTTCCTGCTCGTCGTATTGAGCCTTCAAGCAGAAGGAGGCGATGGCGTGAACCTTCCACAACAGATCGTCTCGTTCATTTAACGGGATCTCCAAGTAGTCGAAGATCCGGTCCACAGCCAGAGAGTTGAGTCCAACGGCGCCTCCCGGCCCCATGATGTACTGATTCTGACATTTACAATAAACCTTATAAGCCCAAAGGTTATAAGGGTGAATCCCGGGAAAGCACTTACTGCAGTCTGGTACGAGATAGTCCAGTGCATAGGCAGCTCTGCAAGTCTTACAGTCAGTTCTGCCTACGCCACTAGCGAAGTCGCCCAGATCAATTAGTTTTTTTCTTCAGCTTCGGCCTCAGCAGAAACTTCCTCGTCCAGCTTATCCTGCTCAGATACAATGAAATCAACAAACTCACTGGATTCATCAATCATCTTGGCAAGGTTCAGGGCAGAGAACTTTAACGGACGGTCGTTGTCGTCTTTGAATCCGGCCCAGTTGGTAACACAGGCCATGACGATAGCTCGGTTCTTTTTGGTCAGATTGATGGTGATGCCGGTCTGCATACCACCATCGCCCTGCTTGGACTCAACAACCATAGAATCCTGATTGATGGTCTGCATGGCGCCGGACTTAATATGCTTGATAATGACAGAAGCATCATGTCCTTCGATGTCGATCTTCTTGGTGACCGCTGTGGTAATTCTGGGTACAAAAGCCATTTTAATCCTCCTCTAATTTGGTTGGTAAATCTGTAAGTACGGTATGGGTATATTAAGAGGTCTTGATGAGTATGTCAACATTAAAATAAAATAGCCCTTCTTGCGAAGGGCTAAGTGGGGGGATAAGGCCCACCATTGAGGAGGCAATGGTGGGGTTGAGGAGTGACTTAGCAGACTACAGTTGTGGTATCAAACTTCATAGGAGCACCAGAATGGATGGCGGTAGTGGCTGTGGAGGCGGCGGCGGTTACCAGTGCTACGTCTCCGGTAGCAGCCTTGAATGTAAGAGTGCCAGCGGTAGCAATAGAGATCTCAAGATAGAGAGGATCAGCAGCCCCGTTGTGATCAACAATAACAACCTGCCCTACAGCAAAACCAGCAGTCAGAAAACCACTCCCTGAGTGGATACAGGTAGGGCTGGCTCCAGCAGTAAACGAGAGCGTGGTTCCGATAATATGGTTCTCAAATAACGTAGAAGGTCCGGCCGGAGAAATATCAAAAGAGAATGAATATACTCCACTCTTCTCCCCTTGAGGGGCGGCGCAGGAGCCAATCTGATAGTAACCGGTAGGATTGTTAATTCGATCCAAAGCTACGAAACTGCAAGAGTCCAAATAGAAGCGAAGATGGTTGATCTTGGTAGCATTAAGAGACCACTGACGGATGAGAGACTGAGTGGGATCTTTCAATGCGAAGTTACCAGAACAGGTTACGCTGGCGTATGACAAACCAGAGTTTACTGTGATGTCAACAGGAACGCCAAACTCACTGATGGTGGTAGACTGAGCTTCCCATCCCATGGGAGCAGCCATGCTGTTCAAACCCTTTACAATGGCCTCATTGGCCATGCCTGCATAAACTACCAACTTACTCGTTTGCCCAACAACAAAATTAGCCATGATGTATTCTCCAATAATTAATGATTAGAATCTGAGGGGGAGAAAGACAGGATGAATTTCCCAGCCCTTGTACTTTTTGCTTTCAGATGGGGTCGATGTGCCATACGCAATATTGGCCACTGTCTTCAGTCCCAGTCCCTTTGCAAAGTCTATAAATTTGCTAGTGAGTTTAATTCCTGTATATTCCCTAATCCACAAGGAAATGTCAAGTGTTTTTATCGTGATATACGTGTCTTCCCCCATCCCCGACTGTTCAGTATGAACAGGATCCAAAGTGAGGAGCAAGAACGGCGTGGTGCGACTCTCCAGAGAAGGTGGCTTCATGTTTGGATAGATAACTTCAAGGCCGGAAATATCCACGGAGGCGGCGGCCAATGATGTCTGGATCCGAGTCATCAGATTGATCCGGGCCTGATCCTCCGAAAGGACTCCTAAAATACAATCGTCACTCACATCATCCTCCTATCTTCATAGTCTTGAGCTTGGCCCGATAGGCTTTGGTATAGCGGACGGTGGCGCCCATATAAAGCCCAGCATAGAATAGGGCCCGGCTTGGGGTATTCTCTTTTCTCAGATCCGTGGTGTAACCCTCAACGTCATCATAGTAAGAGTCCGAAGGCTCATTCTTGTAATAGACTGTGGCGGTGGAGTATGGCGTGAGCTTGGCGGTATCAACCCAGCTATTCCGCTGATTAGCAATCACGGAGGCTTTGTTTCCGGGGGCTTCAGCCTCTTTAATTTCTGGCTCCTCTCCGCTCCATACCACAGCCATATAGTTATAGTTGGGGCCTCTAATGTCTGCGGCCGGACCTTCCTTGCCATCAATCTCAATCGTGAGATTGGCTGCCATGTGGCCGCTCCATTGGGGGACTTCGGGCAGGGCCTTGTTATAAAAGGCGATGATGGCGCCTCGCAAGTAGTTTCCAATCTCCTCATCAGAGATCTCGTGCTTGCGCTGGTCGATGGCTTTGGCCATCAGCTTTAAGTCCACGCTCAGATTAGCCATCTCGCCTACAGTGAAGGATATAAACTAACCCCTCGTTATAGCTATAGATCACTTTGTAAGGACCAATCAAATCACCTTCACCACAAGCAGTGAGAGTATAGATTGTCTTGTCCCCGGGCATGTTCTTTTCTGCGTCCTGACGGATGTCAGTGAAAGACTTTTCTCTTGGCTCCACAATACAGGAGACTGTTGCAACTGTCGTTGCATAGGTCTCAGCAACTGGATCATAGGTGCCCTTTGTTGTGACAGAAAGACTCTGAAATGGGTCGTCGAGCTTCACGCAGTTGACAGTCGTGATACCAATGGCGTCAGCAAAAGAGTCTTCCAAAGCTCTGAAGTAGCTGCTTCCGAACCACAGGAAGTCCCCAGCACTAACTGCGATGCTGGTAGGCACAAGCAGAGAGTAACCCCCCAAGAAGTCTGACTGCTCTTCTAGGGCTATCCGTCTGATGTAATGTGCGGCTCCATGAACTAAGCCTGCTATGGAACCAGAGAGAATTCCCAGAGTACTGATCAAGCTATAAACGTGATCAGATGGAGCAATAATATATTTCTTCCGTATTATGGAAGAATTGAAATAGTCTATGGAAGGAGTGGATCGGATAAAGATCTCGCCGCTTCCAGAGTCGACCAAGACTTCTGGCACAACAGTGGAAGCTGAGGTCTCGAGTATTCTACGGCGGGTGGTGGCGCCAGATCTGGTTCCGTCATTATAAGGAAGAGTCTGGCCTTTAAAAGGATAGGCTCCTGTTACGTCTGAGAATCTCTGCGTGTTGAAGGCCTTGGCAGCCTCAGCCAGAGACATCAAATGGATTCACCAGAGATGGGATCATACACTGGCTTGATAGCAAACATGAAGGCATAGTTTGTGGCGGAGCCGGTATTAATAGACTCTATGCTGTCCTTTAACCCCTTCAATTTAAGCTTAAGGGCCTCTATAGTATCCTTAAAGGTTGCCTCTGGAGAAAACCGGGTTAAGCTGGCCTTACTATCAGATATGATTTTAGGAGTTCTCATGCTGAGAGAAGTGGCGACTTCAGCGGCCACGGCATAAGCGCAGAACATTCTTGTAAGATTGTAGAGCTTCTGCTGGTCTGTGGTCATGGTAGACATAGCTTCCAGTAGCAGATACCGGGTCTTGAGTGGACCTGGACCTGGAGCGTCTGCAGTAAGATTTACTCCGTCCAGCTCCAACTCCAAGGCAACAGCATAGATAGGAAGAGCCAACACGGAATCAGGAAGTTCGTCAACAGACAAACCGACAGTGGTGCGCACCTCGTCGTAAGTGATGAAGTCTGCGAGCTCGATAGTCATTAGCTACCCTGCACGGTTACGAGTCCTGCGCCAACTTGGGCTTCAAGCCAAGGATCCATCTCCAGCTCTACGGGTTCCCCGGGCAAAAGATACTTCTGCTGATCCGGATGGAACATTCTCAAGCTCTTGGAAATGTACAGAACAGGCGCTGGCTTGGCTTTGGGCTTGACAGACGTAGTGTTGGCATCTTCTTTTTTGGCAACGGCCATGGTATGGTCTCCTTGAAGGTTATTAATGGAATAACTTTGCTGGTAGCGTAAACCTTTTTCAGTGGTATTGCAACTTTTTTTGTTGACAAGAAGCAGGTATAAGTATAGGATACATACAAAGGAGGGCACAAAATATGGCTAAACTAAAGATGAAAAGAAGAAACTTCTTCATTCATGATCGCTTGTGGGAGAAACTACAAGCGATCGCAGATGCAGACGGCATTGGCGTCTCTGAAGTTCTTCGAAGAGCAATCGTGGAGCTTATAAAGCGTGAAGAAGCGGAGAAACCCACAGAATGAAAATCCTGAGAAGAACCCCGGATTTAACCGGGTTGGTCTTCGGAAGACTGACTGTGGAAGGAATAAGAGGAAGGTCCAAAACTGGGAAGTCACTGTGGCTATGTAGATGTGAGTGCGGAGGCGAAGTCTTGGTACGGCTCTCCAACCTATGTAGTGGCACCACCCAGTCTTGTGGCTGTATAGTTAAAGAACGCCTGTCCAGGTTACGGAAGATGGACTTGGTAGGCAGAACATTTGGAAGATTGACGGTAATTAAAGAGCATCCAGAGCGCAAAAATGCTAGGGTTTGCTGGTGGTGCAGCTGCTCCTGTGGGATGGGTGTATTAATTACGGGGGTGAACTTAACCAATGGGCTCACAAAAAGCTGCGGGTGCTTGAAGAACGAACTCGCAAGTAAGAGAAAGTTGGGACGCACCAAGTTTGGTTCAATAGAAGAAAAGTTAAAAGCTGCCCGAGTATTATACAAGAAAATATCAGAAGCGCCACTCAAAAGTAAATCAAGCCTCCTCTCAAGAATTCTCCCCTGCGACAACCCCTTAGTAAAAAATGGCTTTGTGACTGTTACCTGCAAGACTTGTGGGAAGCGATTTGCCCCGAGCAAACGATCGGTTACCAAGAGAATTGCCTCGATAGAAGGAAGAGGTCCGGGACAAAATAACTTCTACTGTAGCCAGGCCTGCAAATATGCCTGCCCTTCTTTCAATGCTAAACCAAATCAGCAAGATCCCCGCCTACGCAGTCCTGTTGACCGGAGACAAAGAACCAGAAGGTGCCAGACCAAGAGCCTCAAGCAACTCCAGTGTGACAAAGTAGGTTATACCTATTGTGAGAAGTGTGGTGACCTGATGCCTGAACTGCATCACACAATCACGGTAAGCGAAGATCCTATGGGGGCAATAAACCCGGCTGGGCATATATTGCTCTGTGTGAAGTGTCATCTGGAAATACACAAGTCCTGCAAATGAAAAACCCTCTCTGGACTAAGTCCAGAGAGGGTTTTTGTTTAGGCTATTACTGACTAAGTATTAAATGGTCAGTGAAAGTACACTATGAGCAGAGTCAAACCAGCGGCCAATAATCCAACCACGATCCATACGGAACTCCTGAGTACGTTTCATAACCACGGCTTCAGCAGCTGAATAGCTCAGGGTGCTAGAGATGGTTTTGAAGATTGCATACTCTTTGTCGATTGCCCAAATAGTATTTGCAGGAATGGCCACGCCAACAGGAAGAACCAAGGCGTCAATCACGCCTTTGTTGAACGTGGGGAAAGTCATACGGACAGGAACATCCATACGATCCATTGAATTTTCCTGGACATTGGTAGGACGACCACCACGGCTATCAAGGGCCATGGCCGTAGCAAAATCCATAATCAGGTTGGTCTTGTTGGAAGTGAGTGTATTGGTATGCAGCCACTTCATGTAAGCCAGATGAGTAAGGACGCCGTTGGCAACGATGGTTGCATCCAGGGTGTTTGCTTTAACGATTGGCAAAGCAGACTGAGCTGTGGCCATAGGAGTATTGGCAGCATCAGGGTCACCAGAAAGCAGTAAACCAAGGGCTCCAACATACTCATTGTAGTCAGCCATCATAGCAAAACGAGCAAGAGTCAAAGACAAGAAATCCAATGAGGTGTTCATTGCGTCGTCACTGATCTCAACACCAATAGCACTCCGAGGAATGGTACGGCTGATATCAGCGGCGGTCAAAGACAGCATGATGGGCGGACGAGTATTCTGAGCCACACGTTGATAGGCAGAATTCTCAGGACCACCGGCGCCATCATATTTAATAACAGGCTGCTCAAGACGATTAGAAGCAACAGTCTCGGTCATACCAATAAGGCTTTCGAAAGCAGTTGTGGCCTCGCCATACTTACCCTGAAGCTTGGACTCAATAGCTTCCTGAACAGCTGCAGGAAACAGGATACGAGAATCCGGTACCATGGGGCTAGAGGTATAAGTACCACCGGTGGAGTTAGCTGCATCATAGCTGATGGGATCGAGGATCTCACGCAGAGTAGATGCGGGCTGGCCGGTCTCTTCGTCTTTCTTGAAACGAATACCGGCGCTGGCGCAGACCTGCTTAAAGGTCTCAGGCGTATCCATAGCATTTGGATACTTCTGGTTCACCAACTGACGAAAGGTAAGCTTCTTATCTCCGGCCTCTTTGTAGAGCTCAACACCCAAGTTGAGCTCTTGGCGAGTGCCGTCACGATCAATAAATTTTACAGCCATGGTAGTATCTCCTTAGAGTTTATATTTGAGTGATGATTACAGGGATTCAATGACGCCTTCTGTACCAGCAGTACCGGCTCCGGAAATGAGGATCCATTTCTTCTGATCGGTAGCAGCAGGCGTATGGGTCTGGATGAGACCCCAAGCACCAGCTTTAACCACACCAGCAGCAGTATTAGCAGCGGCCTCTACAACAGCCCCGATAGCTACTACACCAGTGAGGATTACACGGACTCGGCCGGAAACAACAACACCAACAACAATCTTCCCACCTGTGGTTCCAACTTCAACACTGTTGATAAAACCGTAGATGGTATCGGTAGCAGAACAAAGAGCTACGTTGTCAGTTCCAGAAATTTTTACAGGCTTTCCGATATCGTTATCGGTGATTGCACCAGTGATGGTGTAAGTACGGTTGACTTGCTCGCCTACGATAGGCAGTGCTTTGAAGGCCATGATGTATCTCCTTAATTATTATTTGTTTGATTAAAATGAAAGAGCCTTAATAGCTCGGGACTCTTCAGCAGTAAGCTTAGCTGACTGTACTGATTTGGCTGTGCCTGCAGGCTCAGGAACAACTCCACCAACCGGAAAAGATTTAGCGAAAGAAGCGGCTACAACACCGTATTCCTTGGCCACGCCACCGGCATCCATAGCGGCAAAATCTGCAGGGGCAAAATTCATTGCAACCCGCATAGTGGAGATCTGAGCAGCAACGATATCTTTAAGTGAGTCAGAAGCAGTAGCGGTTTCGAGTCGGACAGCTTCAAGGGCTTCTAAAGCGGTAGACTTTTCTGCCAGCTCGGCAGTAGCCGTAGCGAGAGAAGCTTCCAGTTCAGTAATTCGATCCTGCAGGACAACTGTTTCTGCGGTGGGTTCCATAACAGAGGTATTGTTGGTCTCGTCTGCAGCTGGAACGGCGGCCAGATCAAGCGAAGCCACCATGGTGGAGAGCGCCTCAGTAGAAAGTTTCTTATTCATAGTTTGAGCTCCTAATCGTTGGTTGAAAAAATTATTATTGTTGTTACCATTGCTTATCTGGCGTTGTTTGTCAAGATAATTATTGGCAAGATAGAGGGAGAACGAGAGTGCTTCCTCAAATGTAGAGATGCGGTCTACCAGATTTATGTTTGGGGCGGCAGCCTCTTCCCCAATAAATGTGCGGCCGGACCGGTGTTCGTCCGTCAGCTGCATCCCACGTTTTTCCTCAACGAAGGAAAAGAATTTCTGAGCATAAGTCATGACCTGCTGAGTGACATGAGCTTTTCCTTCCGCAGAAAGTGGTTCGGCAGGATTACCAACCTGTTTCAAGTCACCAGATCTTATTACCGTAGCTGTATAACCAGCATCGGCCATGGCCTTTGAATACTCAACTAAGGTGCACACGACTCCGATGGATCCAACCTCAGCCATATCAGAAGCCAGCACATGGTTACCAGACAGAGCCAAAAACAATCCTGCCGAAGCAAGCGTAGAGGATGTGTGAAAAACCGTGGGGATGGAAAGAGACTCGATGAAGCTGGAAAGATCCCGCATACCTGACAGAGAGCCGCCCGGGGTGTTTGTATCAAATAGCACTGCAGAAGCGCCATTGTCGAGTCCATCCACGACAGCCTCTCTGATCTGATTATAAGAAACCAGCCCATAGTATCGGTTGTACGGAGAATCCCGATCAGTTAACTGCCCCTTGATGGTAACCACAGCCAGGGTGGCGTCGGCATTGGAAGGATCTTGAACAAGCTGGAGCAAAGGAGAAAGCTCTTTCTCCTCATCATCATCGGGAGAAGTACTGACAGCTTGGAGATGGGCTGCGGACTGAGCCTGCATGACCATAAGCTCTGCCTGAATAAACGAATCGGCCAAGCCATCCATAATTGCCAGAATAGTAGAACTTGAACTATAGGTTTTCTTCATTGGAGCTCCTCGCCCTACTTCTTAGAGGGACTATTTTTACCCGGCACACCAGTTGGGGTGTCTGGATTGCTGTCTTTTTCTGTTTGAGTGGCGTTCGGCTTCTCACTTGTAGTAGCCGATGTATTTGAGTAATCATTCTGGGCTGTGTCCACTGGGCCAATCTTGAAGTACGTCCCGGCAAGATCTTTATACCCAGCTGGCGGTACTGTACCGGTCAACATGATGGAGGCCTCGATGTCTGAAATAAGACCCAAGGACAGCTGATCAAGTATCCTTGCCTGACGCACAGACTTGAAGGATTCGAGTTCGAGACTTGGACGCAGGTTGGGCTCCTCAAAAGAGAAGTTCACAGCCACGTCAAACCCATAGAGTCTGGCGCACAGCGTAAAGATCCTGGAGAACAAGGTATTCAGTTCAGTCTGTATCGTGGCAATGGCTTTCAGAAACAGCTGAGACTCAGTAGAAGCCGCAGAAGAAGACTCACCCTTACCAATGATGGAAGGAAGTGTCCTGGACCCGGCTGATATCTGACCATTAATCAACTTATCTAAAACTTCAATCGACCGATCCTCGGACCGGTTAGAATCAGAGATCGTGTCAGCCTCGAGATTGTCAAAAATAACCAAAGCATCTTCCGGAGAAAGCCCATTGATCTGAGACTCTATGGAAGAGATGGTCTGGGTAATAGCTTCACTCATCTTACTGGCGTCGGCCTGTACTTCCAATGGCAGGCGCTGCATCCACTTCTCAGAATTGATCGTAATCAGCAGGCGCTGCAGCAAATTCTTGGTAGCCGCCCGACGTAAGGAGTCGGAAAACTCATAACTCCACAGGATCGGCTGGATTGCAGCTATAATTGGGGACTCAGCATAAGCTGTAGCATTGTCTTGCGAGGAAACACTGTAGAAAATAGTGGCAAAATCTAAGATTGTATCAACAGTTTGGCCTGTCTTATCCTTGGTTTTTATAGAAGGTGTGGAGGATTTTAGGTCCGTTGATGTTGTCCAAACAATAGATTCTGAAGAAAAAGGCTTGATTAGACTAGGCTTGCGCCCCTTATCCAGCACCAATTCCGCCGCCATCGCCCCAAAACGGAGCAGATCCATAAGGAGTTGGGAGGATGTAGAGCGCAAATCCGTAGATCTCTGAAACCCTGTAGGGTCAGGAGACTGAGTATTCAGCCGCAGTATGAGCGACTGAACAAATAAAGTTGCTTCCGGATTCACCGTCTGATCGTTGAGGTTGAGAGCTATGGCTGTTGTCGTAGGAGACAATGCCAGAGCCAGTTTCGAGGCAATGGACTGACTTAACTCTGGTGATGTCCTGACGAGGTTGGCAATAGTGGCGTTAAGAGTGGAAGAATTCCGGGCAAATGAATTCCGATCTACCGAAGTAGGATTCTGTGCTGGATTTGCAATCTTCGCTTGCCTCGCCGAACCAATGTAAGTAGGCGTAGTTATTGAAGAATTAGGCAAAGCCTTGGTAGGTATAGGAGCACTCGTGGTAGGAACTACACCACCCGAAGTCTTCTTTGCGGTTACTTTTGCAGCTGCCCCAAAGAGTCTAGTAAGAATATTTGCCATGGTAGAACTCTACAAGAGCACCGATAGGGAGTCAAGATTTTTCTTAACATGCTGGTATGCAGAGGATTTGGTCATCTCTGGTGTACGCCTGGTAGCGATGGCCTGTGCTTAAATTTATGAACGCTGGTGGGAATGTTTGCCAACATCGAATTCCCTAGCGAGGCGTTGGCCAGGGCTAGTTTAGAGGCGGATATTAGGTAGGTACAAGCATGAAAGAAATGATCTACACCCTTAACTGACTTCACCCACCGCTTCATGTTCGCTTCCTGAAATCTATAATCCCGAGTCCGCCGCATGTCTGTTAAATGCGTGACCAGCACATCCTGCTGCTGAGGATTGGCCAAGGCCGAGAAGGTAACAAAATCATCCAGAGAAGATGCCAAGATATCCATCATCCTGTTCTTATTGATGTTCATCTGCCGTACCGTCTGCCCGTACTTGTCGGTTATGCTCAGCTTGAACAGCTCCAGCATAGCAGGAACCTGATCAATATAGATAGCTGAGTATAGGCGTGGGTGTCTTGTCACCATCCTATAAATCAAATCCGTATAAGGCTGGCTATCCGCAACCCCAGCAATGGTAGGCTTTGTAAGGAAGAAATTGGAAACAAAGTCCTCCAGGTCCATCAGATTAATAACCTCGATCGTGTCAACAAAAATCGTAGTATCGCTTCGCAATAAACCAGACAAGAAGTAACACTGTTTCCCCAAGTCAAGCCCAAAAATCCTGGCGCCAAAGGTACAGTCGTGCCGGTTCGGTCCGGATGACTGGTTCAGAAGATCCGGAACCTCTGCATAGGGATTAATGAAGTGGATGTGCTGTGGGAGAATAGAAGAGTCTGACAAAGATGCAGTCTTGCCGAGGCCTTGGTTTAGAAACTCCACATGGCTGGTATAGGTTAGGAAAGCTCGAACAAGATTACGAGGCTTGATAAAGTCTGGAGCACAAAACGGAGTCAGTGCAATCCCGATCTTGTCCCTGGCGCCTTCGGGGTTGATAGTATAATCATAGATCACCTCCCACTCATTGGCTAAGGCTTGGGCTGGGCGACGGTATTCAACAGACTGGCCACAGTGAGGGCACTTCAGGTATGCGCCATCAAGATTAAGCTTCGATGCCTTGGCCACTGTAAGGAGCGCCATGGCCTCGTCATAGCCCGGAATAACTATATCTGCGAAGAAGTCAGGATCAAATATGTGACCACACCCCGCTTTTGTGTGTTTGATCAGTGTCTGGTGCTGGTGGTAACAGGAAGAATACTCAGCGTCTATGCCCATACCCGGCGCTGTGGGAGTGGAAAGAAGAAAAGTCAAGCGATCTTCTTCCGGTGTATGGGTCATACGAGAGTGGAAACCCGTATAAACATTGGGATCCTGCCGGTCCAGCTCGTCCACGAATATCAAAGAAATTGGACGATTGAGAAGCGAGGAATTAGAAGAACTGGAGCCACTCAGACCATAAAGGATGGACTCGTTGGTAAACTGCTTGACCGAGGCGCTATCTACATGAGGATCGGACAGGTCACGCAGATGCGGAGACGCAGTTATGATGTTGGTGATACGAGTTTTGATAACCTCTTGGGCAAAAATCTTGCTGGGAAAGGATACAAGGACACCCTCGCCTGACCTTAGTGCCATCCTCGCCAAGATAAGGCGGTTGAAAAGCTCTGACAAGCCTATCTGGGAGGGTTTTTTGACAACAAAGGTGCTGCCGGGATTCTGTTCAATCAGATCAGTTATAAATTGCTGATACTCATGATGCAGAAATGAGAAAGGCTTACCATTGAGATACGTTTTCTCGGTAAGGAATGTCTGCAGCGGAGTCGTTGTCGAGGCTGTGGCAAGCTCGGCTCTAAGAGAGCTGAGAAAGTCTGCGCTCAAGGATTTCAAGGACACGTTCTTTTAGCTCCGGTGAGGCTTCCTCCAAGGCTTCTACTATAGAAGACTTGAGCTGGGCAATTAAAGAGCTGCTATACACGTCCTGCTGGATCTTTGCCAGCTCCTTGAGTAATGAGGTCGTGGCATTGAGCAACGCAGCCTTGCCATTACTGGATGATTCCTCGTCGTCGATGGCGTCCTGTGCAGCCCGGCGCACCATATCGTAGTGGTCGGCTAGTTCTTGGGAAATATTAATCAGCATGATGAACAGCGTAGCAGATTTTCTGGCGTGTGTCAATGTATATACATGAAACTTAAAATTTGCCCTGTGTATTGATGGGGTCACTCGGTTTGCGATTTTCATGCCAGTATCCTGGCCGATATACGTCAACATATTGACATATCAGGGGATTGTACTGTACAAAAATTGTACATTTTTACTTTTTTCTCTCTTTTTTCCGAGAAAAATGACACAAAATTTTTTGGCATGATAATTGCATAGGGATAAAACATGACGTATTCCGTCATAATAGCCTAAAAATTTTACATATATGTAAGATTACTTTGTGTAATAATATTACATAGTTATAGGCTATATAATAACTATTCGTATATAGTCTAACATATATGTAAAAAACAGCATATTGTGTCGGTTATTTGACATCCTGGATAACAGGTCTTTTATGTAATAATAATAGATACTTATAAAAAAGATATGCTCTTTATATATACTGGCATGTTGCTTGCTAATAAGGTCTTGTCCAGTGTGGACACAATAGCAACATGCCAATAACGGCAAAGAACAAACAATATGAGGATTGACACCATGACAATAAAAATCAGAAAGAAGGCCACCGCTATGGATACCACCGCCACCGCTATGGATACCACCGCCACCGCTATGGATACCACCGCCACCGCTATGGATACCACCGCCACCGATAAAGTAGTTCGAACTACTTTGACCACCACCGAGGCCACCGAGGCCACCGAGGCCACCGAGGCCACCGAGGCCACCGCCACCACCACCGCCACCGATATAATCGATGGCATCGAAGCGGCGCTGATTGAAAATATTAAGGCAACGAA